AAATCTACCAATATAACGGTCACGAGATCAAGACCCTGAACTACTCTCATACGGGGGTAGGCAAGAACCGGAATCAGGGCATAATGGCTTCAGATGCAGACTGGATCTTATTTGCTGATGATGATAGTGTCTACGACACTGGATTTGGTGAGAAGGTCATCAAGGCGATAGAAGATAACCCGAGAGCCGATGCGCTGATGTTCAATGTCTCAGCAGCCGCGGACATGGCATTGTACGAGAACAGTGGAACAAAGCGCATCCGCTGGTACAACTATGGCCGGTATCCGATGTATGCGATGTGCGTGAGGCGATTCAAATTGCTCGGAAGACCGGTATTACTATCCACAGAGTTCGGCGGGGGAGCAGAGTTCAGTAATGGAGAGGACAGTATCTTCATTCATGATTGCTTGAAGGAAGGTTTACGGATTTATTCGGTTCCAGTCCATATTGGGAAAGAAGTGCCTCGTGATGCCGGGTCGACTTGGTTTAAGGGATATGATGAAAAGTTCTTCTATGATCGGGGAGTGCTGTATAGCGTGCTCTATCCGAGGGTGATGCAGAAGGCCTTACTCAGGAGATATTACAGCTCAAAGCGGAATACACTCTTTAGGGATGTTGATGGTCATATGGCAGTGAAACAGATGATGAGCGGGCTAGCTTATGGAAGAGCAAACTTCAGCAGGTAGAGATAAGTGCTCAGATATATAGTATTCCTGATTTTCATTATTGTAGGATTTATCCTATCCGGACACAAAAAGCTCTATCCAATTGTTGCAGCGGTCTATGGAATTGCACTATTCTATTACACTTTCTTATCAAGGATGGAATTAGTTAGTGCAACAACGAGTGTTGTAATTTCCAAACCTGCACCCGCTGTAAAGCAGTCCTGGTACATTAAAGCCCTCTATGAAATCTTCCGTATGAAGACAAACAGTTATCATGAGGCGTTTATCCTGAACATCATGCTGTTTGTGCCGATGGGGTATCTGATACCAGCACTGTTACATCGCCATGCAGGCGAGAAGGGTAGTGCTGTTCACAGATGGCTATGGACTGTCCTGATCTGCTCAGCTGTATCCATCACCATTGAAATCCTCCAGCAGCTCACCGGCTTCGGTATGTTCGATTGGAATGACTGGATTGCGAATACGGTAGGATCTCTGCTTGGCGTGTTAGTATTGTACGCATATCAACGGGTACATGCCTGAGATGCTGGTCCTGGGGATGAGGTGATCTGGGGATTAAGGTTACATTGTTGATTTCCTGATAATTAACTCTCGACCGTTCCGAGGAGGTGGCAGGTAGCTGATTTTTGTTGAAAATACGGGCTTTTCCATTGTATTTTGACCTCAGTGTGATAGAATTATAGAGAGTTAATTAACTCTCTACCGGGGGCCGAAATGTATCAGAAATATACAGTGAAAATACCTGATCTTCAGACTGGTATCACGAGGAAAACGATCAAGGGGACAACCTACGTTTACTATACGTACGGACGTACTTACATATCGGAGAAGAAGTACAGCCAGGGAAAGGATACATCTATAGGGAAGGTTGATCCCGGTGATGACACCATGATGTATCCGAATGCAAACTTCATTCGATTTTTTCCGGATTCTGTTCCTGAAGAGGTTAAGCCGCCAGAGAGAAGCGGATGTCTCAGGATCGGAACATTTGTTGTTGTCCGTAAGATCCTGCAGGAATACAAACTTGATCAGACAATCGACGCACTGATTGGCAGGGACAGCGGTCTGTTCCTGGATCTTGCCGCCTATACACTTGTGACGGAAGGGAATGTCGCCCAGTATTATCCTGAGTACGCATTCAATCACCCGCTCTTTACCGAAGGAATGCATGTTTACAGCGATTCCAAAGTCTGTGATTTCCTGAAGGGAATCACACCTGACCAGATCATCGTCTTCCAGAACACATGGAATGAGAAACAGGATCATCGTGAGAAGATCTATATTTCTTATGATTCCACGAACAAGAATTGTCAGGCAGGTGACCTGGAATGCGTAGAATTCGGCCATCCGAAACAGGACAACGGAAAGCCGGTGTTCAACTATTCCGTTGCTTATAACAACACCAATACGGTACCTCTCTTTTATGAAGAGTATCCAGGCAGCATCACGGATGTATCCCAGCTGCAGATCATGCTGGAGAAGGCCAAAGGCTATGGCTATCATGAGGTCGGATTTATTCTCGACCGGGGATATTTCAGCAGAGAGAACATCCGATATATGGATAAGAACGGATTCGATTTCATCATTATGATGAAGGGAATGAAGACTCTGGTCCATGAGATCGTAACCGCCAACAAGGGAAAGTTTGAGGACGACTATTCGCAAAACATCCGCGGCTATAAAATCTACGGCATGACGGTTCATCAGAAGCTGTTCCCATCCGATGAGAAGGACCGATACTTCCATATTTATTACAGCGACAGCAAGAAGGCCTCTGAGAAGAGCGAACTGACAGGGAAGATTGCCCGGCTGGCGAAATACTTTGGGAAACATCAGAATCAGGCCATTCATTTTGACCGGGCTCTGGAACACTACTTCGACCTGATCTACTGGCACGAAGGCCAGAAGGACGAGAAGTTCATGTATGCCAGAGAGAAAACGGATGTCATCAACAGGGAGATCAGCTTCTGTGGATACTTTGTTATCATCACTTCGTCTGAAATGACCGCTTCAAAAGCCCTGGAGCTTTACAAGAACCGTGACGTCTCGGAGAAGCTGTTCCGGGCAGACAAGTCCTTCCTTGGAAACAGGACAATGCGGGCACATATGAATGAAACGGAGGATGCCCGGATCTTTGTTGAGTTCGTGGCGCTGATAGTCAGAAACCGCATTTATCATCAGCTGACCCTGCAGGAGAAAAAGAACGATAAGAAGGAAAACTACATGACCGTACCTGCCGCGATCCGGGAACTGGAGAAGATCGAGATTATCCAGCAGGCAGATCACAGATACCGGCTGAACTATGCAGTTACCGCGACGCAGAAAGAGATCCTGAAAGCATTTGGGATCAATGAGGTCAACATCAAAAAGTGGGCTAATGAGATCAGCGATAAACTGTCAGAGAAGATGAAGGAGGCAGTGTGATGGCAAGGGCAAGGCGTTCTCTTGATGAACGGATTGAGGAACAGAAGCAGGTTGTCAGTAAGGCCAGGGAACACCATGAAGCTGAGGTCAACAAGCTGGAGCAGATGATGAATAAACGGGACGAGCTTCAGAAGAAGGAACTCATGAAGGCCGTTGAGGACAGCAGCAGAAGCTTTGAGGAGATCATGCAGTTCCTACAGGGTGACGCCTCATCAGAGAGTTCTGAGGACGTCGAGAGTTAATTTTTAGGAAAATCACATACATACGGCAGCAGCTCTGAATCGGGCTTGACAATTCGGTCGGCTCGGTTCGGGCTGCTTTTTTTTGTGCCTAACATATGAGGATATGAGCATATGAATGAACGATACTGGATGGCCTCGGTGGTTTGTCGCTGCCGAGGCTATTTTTTACCTCACGGTTAGACAAACCAAACTATATATTTTTCTCAGAGCCTCGGCGGGGTGGGATGCTAAGTCCTAATCCTCTCCGAGGCTTTTTTCGTTTACGGCCTTGGTATTTCGGTCCCGGGGGATTTTTTGCCCTCGGGGTTAGTTATGTCTATCTCAACTAAACGGCATTTCATCATCATCATCTGAACTGTCGACCGTGACTGGAAAATCTATCCCATCAGGGATATTGATAAACTGACTTTCGTCCGGCTGGTCAGGGAAAGGCATCTCTTCCGCTGGAGTGGGTTCCACGGTTGTGTCCTTCCTCATATCCTGCAGGGCTTCATCGACATTGTCACAGATCCCCATCTGCACTTCATCTTCAGCCACTTTCATCTGGTAATCTTCATATTTCGGCAGAATGCCCTTGACGAAGAATTCTGTCGGCTTTCCGCAGATCTCACAATATCTTGCATTCGACGGATTTGCATGCTGGTTGACTCTCTCGGGATCATCGGGATAACCGTCAGTCGCCGGATCACCGATGCAGAGATTGTAGAGATGAGTTCCACATATACGGCAGTATGCTGCATTCTCGCTGAATTCTGTATTGAAACATTTCGGGCAGATCTTTACCCTGTTTGTTTTGTGATCGTAATTTACTCCATCACCATATTTCATTTCAACTTCCCTCGCAGTCTTATAATCAAGTGACAAACCATATACGGTTGGTGCGCCGCATTCGCTGCAGTACCGTGCGTAGGATCTGTTCATATGCATTTTGCTCATGCCTGAACAGATATTCCTGATTGGTAAGCCGCAGATTTTGCAATATCGTGCTGTTGGCGAAATCTCAGTATTTCCGCATCTCGGGCAGCGCTTCATCCGACCGCTTTTCTTTATCATCGGAACGGCATGTGGCAGCGGGGTATATGAATTCTCGTATGAGAAACGTGTGCTGCCACAGAGTTCACAGTATTTGCTTTCGAACGGAACTTCTGATCCGCATGTCAGGCAAACCTTCCGGAACTGCATCTTCATTCGTGATGCGTATTCCAGCATCTGGCTGCTGTAAGAACGAAGATCTGTGGAAAGAAAGTTGATCCGCATATTACCAGCCTGGTTGGAAATTGAGAAAGCGACTTCGATGTTTCTGTTCTTCCAACCTGTTGGACTGATCTCCAGTACCTTGTCTGCCAGCGGTGCAGGAGACAGCAGATTCCTGGCAAAAACGTCAGCCTCCCGTTCGTACGCCCTGTATTCTTCCTCTGACAGTGCTCCCCGATGCATGACACTGGTACCAGATTTCTCGAGATGCTTCAGAAAGATATGCCCGAGTTCGTGCGCTACGGTAAATCTCTTACGCAGCCGTTTCTTCGGATCGACATCATTATAGAGGATCAGATATTTTTCACTGGAAGGTTTATAAAAGCAGACGCCGTCCTCGCTATCTGCAAAAGCCTCCACGTCTTCGAGGGTACATCCGTACTTCTCCATGTATACGGAATATGCTTCACATCGGATCGTCCGTCTTTTCTGGTTGACGATGATCATCGGGTCAACGGGGACGGAGTCGATCTCACAGTCCTGCAGGACTTCAATGGCAGTATGGACTGCCTTCTGATAATCTGAAAACACCTATTCTTTCCTTAATATATATGCTCAGGTATCTCCTCCGGAATGCTCTTCTGTAAAGACGTCGTCAAACATCATATTAAGCATGTTCATCATTTTCTTCCGTTGCTCTGGGGAAAGGTTCTTTGCACCACGCTGGATCATTCGAATATCAGCGTCATCATCGATCTGACCATTCAGGGCAAGCAGATAGTTGTAATCAATGCTGAGCACATCAGCGATCGCTTTCAGGGTCGGAGGATCTGGATGAATCCCGTCGTCCTTTTCTATCCGGGAGATAGTGGAGTTACTGACTTCGACCTTCTTGGCAAGTTCCCGCTGAGTCATACCGCGTTCCGTTCTTACTCTTGAAATAACGCTTCCTAATGTTTCACTCATAATCTTGGCACCTGCTTTCGAATGTTGTCATTTCTCTGACACAGCTTTAGTATACCATCAATGTTCCACGGATGCAACAAATTTCACAAATTTTGCCCCTACATGTTGCATCAATCGCACAACTGTGATAGTGTATAAGTGTTCCATCAAGAACACACTTCTATCGAAATAAAGCAGGAAGGAGGAATGAATATGGCAAACGTCAACGTTGAAAAGCTGATGAAGCTTCAGGGAGACATGACAGATGCACAGTTCGCAAAGGAACTGGGCGTCAGCAGGACACAGCTGTGGAGAGTCCGCAATGGATACTCCGTACCTGGCCCGGGATTTCTCCAAAAGTTCAAAGCCAGGTACCCGACGGAGCGCATTGACGATTATTTTTTTTGCAAATGATGTGCCATCAATCGCACAGTTAATCATCAATGAAACAGCGAGGGTAAAAAGAAAGACGCCTCACATCCGGTCAACCGGCAAGTTCACCCGGATACGAAACGTCTAACACCACTGGCATCATACCACGATGCCGAATGAAAGGAAAGATTCATTATGAAGAATAAGACTTACAAGGTCATCATCGCATGGCCGCATGAGAAGGCAGAAGTGTACATGATCCCGGCAAACACTGACGTCCTGAGAAAGATCGTCGGCGGCGTCATGGAGTTCACGAATCCGATCACAGAAGATGTGACGGTCATCACCAATGACAACAGCATCGCTCTGGGAATGGAACCGAACCGCATCATCAGAGACGAGGACGGAGATCCCGTTGATGTGTACTGCGGTCCCATGGTCATCATCGGAGAGACCGAAGACGGTGACTTCCGCTCCCTGACAGAATCCGAGATCATCCTCCATCTCATGGCTTATGGCGAGCCTGACTTCAAGAAGGATGAGGATGGAGATACAGAAGCAGAAGCTTGATTATCACGTGATCGCGTCAGGGTCATCCGGCAACGCGGTCAGGATCGGCAGCATCATGGTCGACTGCGGCGTGGGGTTTACGGAGATGAAGGAAGACCTGTATAAGGTCGATACCCTTCTCATCACCCACGCACACAGCGACCACGTGAAGCCGACAACACTGGAGAGCATCAGGAGAGAGTTTCCAAGAGTGCGAGTGTTCGGAAACAGCGATGTTGCTTACCGGTATGACGTAGACAAGGTGATCGGAACCATGCCGTTCGACCTGCCGAAAGGGAGACACATCATTCCCTTCGATGGGCATCACGACATCCCGGTCACCGGCTACATCATCCAGATGGGCGGACAGAACATTCTGTACATGACGGACAGCAACGAGGTGAACATGCCGGTGGATATCCCGCTCGACTTCATTTTTCTCGAAAGCAATTACGACGAAAGGAAGCTGGCTGAGATCGGGAAGCGGTATGCGAAAGGGTCCTATGATCCAATCGCCAATGCACACAGACACCTGTCAACGCAGAAGTGCAGGGAATTCTACTACGTGCATCGCAGGAACCGGGACTCAGAACTGATCGAGCTCCATAAGAGCAGCAGGTTTTATTAAGGGATACAGGCTGCCGGGCTGATATCGCCGGTACGGCGAAACGGACTCTGGCAGTGGCAATCCCGACACAGATGAAAGGAAATCGATATGGATGACGTAATGATTCGGGATGAACAGACTCCCGACGTACAGTACCAGGTCGCCAAGGTTACTTTCGATTCCTTCCCGGAGTACAAGGAAAAGTGTCTTCTGATTGCTGAACATATCAGGAATACAGAAGTCACGGAAGACAACCTCCCGGAAGTGAAGAAGGAGCTGGCAGCGGCCCGCAAGATCACAGACGAACTGAACAGCAGGAAGGTACAGATCAAGAAGATCATCCTTGCAGACTACACAGTCTTCGAAGGTGAGGTTAAGGAGCTGAAGGGCATCATCGACAGCGCCGAGTCTGAACTCCGTGTCAAGGTGAACGATCTCGAGGACAAGGCCCGCGATCAGAAGAAGGCAGACATCAAGGCTATCTTCGATAAGCGCATCGGCCAGTACCAGATCGGGACCCTGATCCCGGATGCCTTTGACCGCTGGTGGCATGAAGATCTGGCGAATAAGTCAAAGTCCATGAAGGCTGTGGAAGCCGACATGGTTGACTGGCTGGAAGGGACCGAGAAGGACATCACCACCCTGAAGGGCATGGATAAGGAAATCCTCGTTGAGTATCTGGACATCATGGACCTTGCAGCAGCGATCCAGATCGTCAGTGCCCGCAAGGCAAGACGGCAGGCGGTGGAAGCCCAGCCGGATGACACAGTACCCGAGGGGCAGGTCGCAGTGTTCCGTGTGTACGGACAGAAGGATATCGCACTCGCGGAGATGCTCCTGAAAGATAACAACATCAATTACAGAAAGGACTAAGGATTATGGAAAAGAGAGAAAATCTTGAGCTTGTAAATGTGGCGTTTGAGAACAACGGACAGAAGGCGGTTCTCACATTCCTGGATAAGGAACGCGCCGAGGTAAGAACCGTGAATTTCAATCGCCAGGTGTACCGCGACAACAAGTATGTTGCTGACGAGGCAAAGGCTGAGAAGGTCGACACATGGTGCCATGACATCTTCGGATGCGAATTCGCCGAACTGCCGTCCTGCGTAGGCAAGAAGTACACGGTCTACGAATACGACGACTTCAACAGCCTGTTCGAGGTCCAGATCATCACGAAGTTCACGAAGGATCAGGTCGGCCAGATCTACCAGACCGCGATCGACGAAGTGGTGCTCGATGATTATTTCATCAAGATCCATTACACCATCGACGGCAAGACCTACGAATCCAAGCAGACCTTCGGAACCTACCTGCAAGATATGAAGCAGTGGTTCGTGGACCCGCTGAAGAAGGAAAAGGAATTCGCGAAGTTCGAGAACAAGTATCATGTCAAGGTCGAGGACCGCGACAAGCTGGTCGGTCATCCGATCATGGTAGAGGTCAAACCGGCATTCGGAGACCATTACTGGGGCGACATCAAGAAGTTCCCGGCACGCAGGAAGTAAGGGAGGCCGGACACGATGAAGACAAAGCTTTTTTACGATATGGAAGTTTTCAAGAGTGACACCCTCATCGTGTTCAAGAATCCCGATGGCAGTATCGCGGGAGTCTTCTGGAACAACCGCGATCGTAAGACACAGGAAGAGCCCTCAGGTTTTGAGGGCATTCCTGCTCTTATCAAGGACAAGACCCTGATCGGCTACAACAACTACCACTACGATGACTGCATCCTGAGCCTCACGATGAATCAGGCAACATCGATGCAGTATGTCATCAAGGCCAACAACGACAAGATTATCGCCGGTGATGGCTTTGCCGGGAAGGTCAGTCCTGACATCGATTCTCTGGACACCATGCAGCAGATCGACGTGTCACATCCCAGCCTGAAACAGATTGAAGCGAACATGGGTCGCTCCATCGTTGAGTCCAAGATTGACTTCAGTATCGACCGTCCGCTGACAGACGAAGAGCGGAAGGAGACCGAGTTCTACTGCGGCAACGACGTCAGCGCGACCATCGAGGTCTACAAGCTCCGTGAATACGGATACTTCGAGACCAAGAAATCGCTTATTGAAATGCTGCCGGAGGATATGCGGGAGAAGGCAAAGAAGTGGAACACCACGACAATCGCGGCAACAATCCTGACAGGCGGCAAGGCAACGGTCTGGTGGGGACCGGACATGGTACAAAAGCTCCTCGGAAAGTACTGGAGGAATGTACCCGGCATCCCGGATGAGGTCTGGGATATGTGGGAAGAACTCACAGCATCCCCAGAGGCCACAATGGGCAAGGGCAAGTCCAGGAAGATCAAGGCATTCGGATGCGATGTGGTCTTAGGTCTTGGCGGACTGCACGGCGCACCGTCGAAACCGCTGAGAACAGGGAAGTGCAGACATAAGGACGTGAAATCCATGTACCCGTCAGCTATCTGTCACCTTGGTGCACTTGGAAGTGCAACGGAAACGTATGACCAGATCCGTCAGGAACGTATCCGTATCAAACACACAGACCCGGTCAGGGCAGCGGCATTGAAGCTGATCCTGAACAGCGTATATGGCCTTTTCAAGAATCAGTATTCCACCCTTTGCAATCCGCTGGCATCATCCATCGTTTGTATCTACGGCATGATCAGTCTGTTCTCTCTCTGCAGGGAACTCGATGCGGCAGGGTACCGGATCATCAACATCAACACCGATGGTGTCGTGTATGAGGACCGTCCGGAGCTTAACGGCAGGGATGACGAGATCTGCAGCGAATGGGAGAAGACCTTCGACGGATTCCAGCTGGAGACAGATGAGTTCGACCAGTGGATTCAGAAGGACGTCAACAACTACATTGCCGTCGCCGGGGATGATATCACGGTCAAGGGCGGTGAGGTGAACAAGTATCTGGAGAACAAATACTTTTCCAACAACAATGCCCGGATCATCCAGATTGCGCTGGTCGACAAGCTCGTGTATGGGACCCCGGTCCTGACAACCCTGATGGATCACATCGATGACCATCTTCTCTGGCAGTACATCCTGAAGGCGGGAAGCACGTTTCAGGGTGTATGTGACAGCAACGGGGATCTGCAGAATAAAGTTAATCGCGTTTTCGCAGCAACGGAATCCTGCGATTACACCCGCCTGTACAAACTTCGTGCAGATGGCGGCAAGGTTAACTTCCCGGATGCACCGGACAGGATGTTCCTCTGGAATGAGGACGTGAATGATCTCCCGAATGACCAGTTCCGAAAGATCATCGACATCGAGCATTACTACACGATGGTCAACGAGAAACTCAAGGGCTGGCCGCAGGACGTTTACGGATAAGAGGCAAGGATAATGGCTGCACTGTCTATGTCACTGTATGTGACACGGATAGTGCTGCACATATCCACATGAAACAGG